TTTTTTCACTGTGCCTATGCGCCGTTGGCGGGCTTTGGTTTCTTTTGCCGCAACTTTGCGGTATGAAGATTTGACGTTCCAGATCATGGCGCAGAAACTCCGCGGTCTTCTTGGCGAAGTACGAATTGGTGAACAGGTGATCGAAGAACGTTGGGACGTTGACACGACGCAGTTTTACAGCCTTGTGGCACACGCACTCATCCATCATTCGCGTGCCAGTTTTGACTACGATAATTGCATGCGTCAACTGGTTACGTTTGAACGTGAACGCCGTGCACGTCAAGGCAATTTCACCCAACGCGCGTACCAATATGTGGCCGATGTTTTTTCCGGTCAAATTAACCGCAAATATGGACCTTTGGACAAACGGGCTCGTGCCAAGCTTTACGATTTCCTTTTCATGACACATGCGGATGGTGACACGGACTATGACCCTTATGTCCCGCGCCATCGATGGGATATCAGCACTGCTAATTTACGACCGTTGCCCGCAGAATTGTGCGCCAAGTTCACGGTCGCAACTGCGAAGATTGCCGCTCATAGTGCATGCCGACTCGTTGGTGTTGCTGGTCCCGTCGCTGCAAATCTGGGTGTCACTGTCGTTCATGCTGCCTCTGACGCTCTCAACAATATTGTTGAAACTCTTGCCCATGTTTGCGACCCACCGCCTGTCATCAATCTCACGCCGCATTTTGCACCCCAAGTCGTGCCGACGCCGTGGGGGCGTGATCGCGAAGACATCGAAATACTCGCTGAACGCCACGTTCTCGACGATTTCGATTTGGTTTATTGCGTGCCGCCACCACCACGTGATTTTGAACACGAAACTGCCTTGATTCTCCGCTACATTGAAATCGACGATTCTGATCAACCACCCATTCCGGTTGCCCCGTTCTTCAATTTTAATTTCCCATCCCCCGGGGTTCAACGTGACAATGCAGCACAAGTTGCCCTCGCAGAGTTGGAGGATGAATTGGAGTACGTCGATTTTGGTGTTGTGCCTGTTGTGCGGCCTGCCCAAGCTGTCGATCACGCCCAAGCCTTTGCTCAGATCGAACGCGAAGTCGATGAAGCGAGTATTCGTTCTGTTGTTTCTGACATTCGCACTATCGAGGTTTTGTCCGACGCACCGTCCCGCGCTGCTACACCGCCGCCTGCCG